CAAAGGAGGCTGCAAGCGCAAAAAAAGCTCCGAAGAGGAATGGCCCTCAATAACAGAACGCACTGAAGCACAAGCTCGCTCAACGTTGCGTAATCTTACGCCATGGAACGAGCTTTATTTTCGCCTTTCATCGTCAGACCTTAAAGACGATAGATGGTCAGCGAAGAATTTTGGGCGTCAAAAAATATCTGATTTAAGAAAAGCGTTGCTGTATTTGGATAAGCACGATATTACAAAATACAACATTAAGAGCATTGCTATTGCCAAGATGGGCACAATGGTTGCTGGCATGATGGCTGGCAAGAAAAGCAAGATTAAGCCTGAAGATTTCTTGCCGTTTGACACTAAGAGCATTAAAAAAGAAGGTGGCGTTACTGACGCAAGTTTAATTGTTCTTCAAAAATTGATGAAGACAAGATTGATAGATGGGAGGGTGATTGCTTTAATGGCTGATGAAATCAAAGCGTTTGCTGGTCGTAATAATGGTGAATGATTATAGAATGAAAGGAAAAGTATCTGGATAAGCAAGATGGCTCAAGACGCCGAACTTAAGCTTAAGGTAAGTCTTGACCTAGGATTTTTTAGGCAGCAATTAGCAGGACTTGGGCAAGCAGCGGCGGGCTATAACATTCCCGTGCAAGTTAAGTTTGATCGGCGTTCCATTCAAAATGAACTCAATGCATTGGGAGCAAATATTAGAAGGAGAAATTATCGATTAACTATTGAAACTAATCTTTCTGCCGAAATTGCGAAAGCGGAAACATTAGCAAGAAAGCTTGGTGAACTTGGCGGAAAATTAAAAACTGGCACTGGAGGTTTTGCGGCCAGCGGCCAAGGGGCCGCTGGCCTTATGGAATACATGCGCTCCCAAGGACTTTCTGGAGGCGGTGGCTTTGTTGGCGTGGGACGATCCACTCGTTTAAAAAATGCCCTTGAAGAATTAACAGTTAAACAACTGCAAGGACTGGCAAAGTCAGAAAGTATTAGCGGAGTTTCGCGTTTAAAGAAGGGTTCTTTAATTGATAAATTAATGAACGATCTATCGCAGCAAGCGATGGAGAATATTTTGGGCAATGCTCAAATGTCGTTACGACGTTTTGAGGCACAATATAAATCACCTATTGGACCATTGCCGATGGGTAGTAAAGAGCCATGGGCGCGTGGCTCGCGAGGCATGTATGGCGGAGCAGGCTATGAGCCTTTCATGGCTCCACGCCAGCAAACCCCTAGCGGCTTTGCCAAAACACCTGGAGCCGCTGGCATTTTTGCGGCAACTGGCGTTGCCTTGCAGGGAACAATTCCCGGTATGGCTTATCAAATGGCCAAGCCGACAATGGGCAGCATGGGGCAATTCCCTATGGCTGGGATGATGGGGCCATCCACTCCATTAACAATTAATCCACGCACGAGCATGTTTGCTGGCGGCGGTGGTGCTGGCGGCGGCGGTGGCGGTCAAGGAGGAGGTTTTGGCGGCTTTGGCGGAATCAACCTTCCCGGTGCAGGAACCATTCGTGAACTTGGTGCTGAATTTGCATTTGCGGCTAAGCAAGTGTTGTTATTTGGCACTGCTTATAAAGCATTGGCCTTTATTCAATCATTTCCTGGAGAAGTGGGACAGGCCGTTGGTCAGTTACAAAGTTTTAGAAATACATTAAATGCCGTTTCGCCTTCGGCGGAGGAAGCCGCAGCTTCCAATAAACTTATTCTTGACTTGGTTGATCAATACAATATTCCGCTTCAATCGGCTCGCGATGGTTTTACAAAGCTTTATGCTTCTATGGCTCCAGCAGGTTTCCAGGGGGAAGAAATTAGACAATTGTTCACTGGAATTAGCCAAGCTGCAGCCACTTTTGGTATGAGCGCTGACAAGGTGGATCGCGTTAATTATGCTTTTGCTCAAATGGCAAGCAAAGGACAAGTAATGAGTGAAGAGCTTAAGGGGCAATTAGGTGATGTATTGCCTGGGGCAATGGCCATTTTTGCCGAAGCTGCAGGATTTAAAGGGCCAAAAGCAATTCAAGATTTTTCTGCTGCATTGGAAGAAGGTCGATACAAGGGCGAAGCAATGGTTGGATTGCTTAAAAATGTTGGCGTGGTAATGACTCAAGAATTTGGGCCGGGGGCGGAAGGTGCGGCTCGTACATTCCAAGGCAGCATCAATCGTATGCAGAATTCACTCAAGCTTCTATACGAAGCTTTTGAACCTGTTGCGGTGGGCTTTTTAAATAGCGTAGTTACGCCCATGACGCAAGGCATTCGTCAAGTGGCGGATGGCGTGAATTCCTTTTTTACGGGAGCACAAGCACGTACTGCAGGTGGTTTTGCTTTAGCACAAGAACTGGAACGTTTGCGTCCGGCCTTTGATGGCACTAGGACTAATCTATCTGCATTGATTCAACAATTTAGTGCATTTGGGAAGATTGCGTTAGAGGTATCGAAAATTTTATTGCAAATTGCTGGCAATCCATTTGTTGGATATTTAGCAAGAATTTATACGATTGTTTTGCCATTAAACATGGCTCTTAATGTGATGCGTGGCCTGTGGATTTCCAATGCCGCACAATTGTTAATTTTTAACGCTCGTGTTCTAACTGGAACTACCACGTTAAGCGCTTTCCGTGGAATGATGGCAGCCACTGGCAATACAGCGCAAGTCACTGCTGCATCTATTCGCACGGCTGGCTTAACTCTTCGTACATTTTTTGCTTCTATTGGCGTTGGTCTTGTGCTGGTTGGAATTAGTGCATTGATTGAGCGCTTTATGTCGCTTAATCAACGCTTAGAAGAAACAAAACAAAAGGCAATGAATGCTGGCAATGCAATTCGTTCAATGAGTCGTGGTGAAGCACGAGCAGCCGAACAAAGCTACGGAGGTTTTGCTCGTAGTCTTGAAGACTTAAACAAGCAATTGGAAAATGGGCAACTCAAAGGCAAGGCATGGATTGCCGTCAGCAAGCAACAATCTGAGGCGTTAAAGGCGGCTGGTATTATGACTAGCAATGTTAGAGGGCAAGAGCAAGTACAGCCGTATCGTATTGCCGGTGCATATCAACAGTTAAGGCAAAGAGAATCAGAAGCCAGGTATCGAGGCGAACAATTGACATATGAGGAGAAGCAGGCAATGCTTCCTCCCGTTCTTGGTGCAATTCCCGCTGGCACTGGAGATGAAAAAGGACGTGCTGCCAAACCAAAAGTTTATATCAGTACAAAATCTCCTGAGATTGAACGACAACTCAATGAAAGGCTTGCGGCAGTGGAGCGCAATACAAGCCTAGACGCACGAGAAAAAGAAATTCAGAAGGCAAATATAACCGAATACGGAAAACATGTAATTGCAAAAGAAGAATTAAATGCGCGATTATTGCAGATTGAAAAGGCTGGCTATGTAAATAGACAGAAAGCTATTGATGATGCAAATGCTCAGTATCAAAAATCAATAGGAGAAGCTACTTTAGAAAAAGAAAAAGTTTTGTTTGGCCCAATTCTCGATGGCATCGAAAAAGAAACAAAGGCAACTGCATTGGCAACAATACAACAAGAATTGTATGGCAATGCTATTGACGTAAACAATGATGTTTTAGAGGCTGAATATTTAATTAGAACCACTCTCGATGCGCTTAAAGGCAAAGACGCCAAGCGTGGTCAGGAATTGGCGCAGATACTTAGGGAGCAAATCAGGCTAAGAATTCAAGATGCCAATGCTACTAAATATCAAAAAACAGTAAAAGATGAACTGCTGAAACCATTGCAGAATGAAATTGCCTTGCTTCGTGCGGTTAACGACGAAGAACGCCGTCGTCTAGAGATCCTTCAAAGATATCCCGACTTAAGAGAAAGCGATTTAAATAATATTATGTCGCTGGAAAAAGTTCGCGACAATATTAAACAAGTGAGAGAGCTAATTGATAATTTTGTTGATTCCACTTCATCGGACTACAAGGGCTTCTTAAAAGCAGTGATTAGCGGCGAAGACGCTGTTGATGCATTAGAGCAGTTCCAAGAAGGTTTAAAAGATAGAGTGTTGACTATTTTCTTGGATTTCACAATGAAACCCGTGGAAGATTTCTTTAAGGACGTTGTTGGCGGCAAATTAATTGAAAAATTATTCCCTCCATCTGAAGCCGAAAAACAACAGCAAAAAGCGCAAACGCCAGTTGAACAAAAGCTAGATACAGCAAATGATACGCTTAACAGAATTGAACAAAATACGCGGCCTGGCGCTGGCGCCGCTGCTCAGGCTTTGCCCGCCAGCAGCAGCTTAATACTTAGCGGAACGGCTGGTTTTGGTTCTTATACGCCTGGTTCTGCAACTTCTGCATTCACAATGGCAGGCGGGTCCAACTTCTTGTCTGAAGCTGGTATCAACATGGATCAATTTAATATGTCATCCGCTGGTTTTAATGAAGCCACCAAGGGAGTGGCGGCATCAATGGGATATCTTTCCGACACGACTCTGCAAACATCCAATAATTTAAGCGTAAACATGGATGCAGTTAAAGATGTGACAAACAAAGCCAAGCATGAAGGAAATAAATTTGTAGAAAGTCTTGGCCGTGTTGTTCAAGGAATTGGAATGATGGCTGGAGCTGCTATGAGCATTGTGGCAGGTATTGAACAATTGCAAAAAGGAGGCACTAAAAATACAATTGCTGGCATTGGCAGTATTTTGATGGGCATTGGTGGTGGCATTTTTGGCTTTGGCAAAATTTTTGGCTTAAAAGGTTTTGCAAATGGAGGTATTGCCACTGGAGGATTCCAGGCATTTGCCAATGGCGGTACTGTTTCTGGTCCCACGCTGGGCCTCGTAGGCGAAGGCAAGTACAACGAGGCTATTGTGCCTCTGCCTGATGGCAGGAGCATCCCTGTGGCCCTGCAGGGAAGCCCTCGTTCGCGAGAACTAATTAATGGCGGCTCTGAGCGCAATATGTCGCCCGTGCTTAATATGAGCTTCCAGACCACAAGTGTCAATGGCGTAGAATACGTTAGTAAAGATCAATTAGAGCAGGCCATGGCGCAAACGCGCAGGCTTGCCGCCAGAGATGGTGCCACTAAAGGCGCCACAATGGCATTAGATAAGCTTCAGCAAAGTCCTTCTGTTCGCCGTCGCGTGGGAATGTAAATCATGGCTGCATTTCCTATTGTTAATAGCAATGGCGACAGAATTCGTCCTTCAGCGAGAAGTTTTACGCCAGGGGACTATCCAACAAAAATTTATCGTTCGTTGTCTGGCAAGACCATTCGGCGGAGTTTTGGAAGTAAACCAACCAATTTTCAACTCACTTTAGGCTTTAATGCCGTTTCTGAATCTACGTTAAAGGCAATCGTTGATCATTACAACGGTCAGTATGGCAGCATAGTTGGTTTTACGATGCCAAAGGAAATGTTTTCAGGATTATCCGCCGATGTATATGCATTGTTTCAAAATCCTTCTAATACTGATTGGTTTTATGTGGAAAGTCCTCAAATTGAATCAGTGTTTGGTCAATATAGTAATGTGACAATCACTTTAGTGGCAGACCTTGTATGACCATTCGCATTGTTCAATATTTAGATCTTACGGCATTTGCTCCTACTGCTGCAATTGCACAAAGCGAAGGAAAGGCTAGTACAAAAGATACTGTTGTTTATGGCACTGGTAGTGCTTTCATCCATCGCTACCAAAATTATTTTGTCAACGAAACAAAAACGAGAGATAATAATAAATATGGCTTCATGCCATTTAGCACCACTGGCTCCATTTCCAACTTGAATGGAGACAATTCCTTGCTAAGCATTACGTTTCCAAACATTCCAGTGGCAATGCGCTTGTTAGAGCAAGGTAATGGTAACCGTCTGAGTAGACTCACTTTATCTACTGTTTGGTTAAATGAAGATTTAGAAGAAACGACTAAAGCTTATTCTGAATATTACATTGGCATTGGTTCTACGGTTAGTGAAACAACCATAGAATTACGTTTTAGGAGTGCAATGGATAGCGTGGGGAGTCAATTTCCTTCACGGCGTCTTACAAGAGCGCTTGTAGGATTGTTACCGATGAATGCTGATTTGTATTTACAATGATTGACTATAACGATTTAGTGGGTCTTCGCCATCGTTATGCTGCATCTCCAGAGGATGGTAATGGCTTTACGGACTGCTGGCTTCTCTGTATGGAAGTGCGCCGACGGCTTGGCCTTAAAACATTGAAGGATAGCTTTCCATGGGTGTATGAAGACTATGCAGAAGAAGAGCTAACTGTGCGCCGTATTTTTCGCTGGCTTCTTACGCATGGTGAAATTTTAAAAGAGCCACGTCCAGGGGCAGTTTTTTATTTACCAGGCGCCAAATCATTATTGGCTATGGCAGTTGTAGCTGATGAAGATAATTGTTTATTTCTTGGGCCGAGTAAGATGGTAATTGCGGCGCCATTAAATAATGTGCGTCCAAAGAAATATTTCTGGGCAGACTAATGAGCGATCAACGGCGTCGTCTTCTTCCTTATGAATATGAGCTGATTGATGCGCTTGGCATTAGCAAAGAGGAATATTTTAATTTCTTAGATGTTAAGCAGCAATATAAAGATGTTAAAGAAGGCACGGTTTTAGACGTAAGGAACTGGCCTGCTGTTGCCATTGTTTTAGTTGTTCTTGGCACAATTTTGCAAGTAGTGGCAGCGTTGCTGCCCGCAGAAGAGCAACCACAGGCTCCGCAGGGAGAAGGAGTTAATCAAACTCGCGATGACATATTTGCTCCACGCACACGTTTTAATTCGATTCAGCAAGTGGCAGAATATGGCACGCCAGTCAACTTAGTCTATGCCAATCGTTCTATCAATCCAAATGGTGGGGCAAGAATTGCCACTTCATTATTATGGTCTGCACTAAGGAGCTATGGCAGTAGTCAATTTGTGCAGATGCTTGCTCTAATTAGCGCGGGGCCTATTGGCGAAATTGATCAAGAACTAATTGCCTTTGGTCAAACACCAGTTAGAGACTTGGTGGCGCAAAATTATTGGATTTATTTTAATGATTTTCAAACTGGCAAGCTTACCAATGCTGATTTACTGCCCGATCCCTATGGTTTAACTAAAGAAACTGATCCCACAAAAGCTGGTGGAAGCTCAGCCAACCCTTATCGCATTCCATATGGAAAAGATAATACGGAGCGCAAAGATGGTTTTAGTCAAGCTTTTTCATTATCATCTTCGCAATCGTTTGGTTTTTATTCCCCCATTGCCCTCAATGTTAATTTATACGTCAGAAAAGGCAGTGGAAATAGGATTAGTGCTTCTAATAAGGTGACAGCTCGTTTGTCATCATGGTCATCACGCCTTAACCGGATTAGTGTTGGCGATAAACTTACAGTTTCCATTGCAAAAGTTGATACTGACAAGCCTAACGTGGCGCAAAAAGAAGCAAATGACTATCGCCGTCAAGTGGTTAGTATCTTTGACAATGCAAGCATTTTTAAACTGGGGTCGGCTTTATTTAGCGTTGTTAAAATTGACCGTTCTGATATTGAAGACGCCAATGCAAACGTGACATTGCAATGTATTGAAGCTGGATATTCCCCAACTGTTCAATATGATAAAACTAATTTTATAGATAATAGTTTAGACATTATTATTGTTGGTCCTGCTAGTCTTTTGGCGGAACAAGAAATTGTTGATAAATGGCAAAGTCTAGTGAGTAAGTTTGAAGAAGAAGACAAGACTGGCGACGATATTGATAAAATTTACAAAAAAGGTAAAACACAAAGTGTACGCACGGAAACTAGATACAGAACAGAACGGAGATCGGGCAAGGCAGGCATTTATTATATCCGAGTCCCCTACACCGTGCAAGTGTATAAAGATATAACTATTTTATCAACAAGCGACAAGGCGGCAATTAAACAATACATAGATGCAAGAAACAAAATAAATAATACTGGAACAGGCTTAAAAGTGAGCCTTAAAGACGTGTTTGGGCTAAAAGCTTTGGTTCGCATTGAAAAAGCCAAATATGAAACAATTTCTCCTTGCAATATTGTAGATATTGCCATTAAATCTACTGTCTATCGCAGAATTAGCGGACGACAAGAACAATATGGGCGGGAGCGTCGCAAAGGATATCCGTCATCAGACAATGGCATCAAATCTCGCACTGCTATTTTTCTTTTGAAATATAAAAAAGCGTCCCAAGATAATTATTCATATGTTTCAGGCTTTTTTGTTATACGAAGAGCTGCTGATCAAGAGAATTTTAATTACCTTCGTTTTAATAGTGGAAAGACTGGAGAGGCTAATGCCACGCATTGGTCTTTTGAGCTTGAACCCGTGTGTGATTTTTCGGCTGAACTTAAGAAAAATACTAAAATTTATGGCGCAAGTGGAGTTGTTTATTATTACATTGAAAACTCTGGTAGCCCATTAAATATTGACTTGCCAGGAACTGCCTCCATTCAAATTGTTGGCACTAAAAAAACATCAAAAAATGGACTGCCTCCCGTAAGCGATGGTTTATTAGATGCCCGTGAATGGGATGCTTTTAGCTTGGTGGCTGATACGCAGTATTCCATGTCGTTTGATCGTGGTCCAGAAATGCAAATTACGGCAGTTACTGAGCAAGTGGTTATTGATGACATAAAAACATCCTTTCCCACTCTTTACAATGATCTTTCGTTGGTTGGTTTTAATTTGTATTCGGGGAAAAGCGTGAGCGATTTGCGTTCGCTCAGCATGTTTGTTACGAAAGGGCGTCCCGCTCGTGCATTGCGAACAAAAGGCACTGTTAATGGCGTGGCATGGGGCAAGCCAGGTTATGAATATTTACCACCAGCGGGAACCATTCCAGCGCAAGAAATGGTTGCAGACACTTCTTATATTATCACTAAAGTCGGCACTACTAATTTTTACAATCATGGGCTTGCAAAAAATGTAGAAGCGGCAGTAGGAGTGGATTTTATTGCCACTGGCCCTGCTACTGGCACTGGACAAGTGGTAGCGCAAGCTTATATTAATACTGCCCCTGATATTTTGTTGGACACTGTATTGGATCAAAACGATGGCATTGGTAAATATGCATCAGTGAGTTGCGTTAATCTTGAACAATTAGCAAGAAGCAAAAAGTTTTGTGAAATCAATAAATTATTTATGGATTGTGTGATTGCTGATGCACAATCATGGCGTTCGTTTTGGTCGCAAACGGCTGGTTTTAGCTTGTTAGAACTTGCTCGCATTGGCGGCCAAGACTGCCTAGTTCCCTCCGTGCCCTATGATTCCTCCACTGGCGAAATCACGCAAACAATTAAAGTTTCAGCTCTATTTAATCCAGGTAATATTTTTGAAGATTCTTACAAAGAGGAATTTATTGATTATAGCGTCAACACGGAAGACATTATCGTCACTTGTATTTATCGTGATCTAGATAAAGACGGAGCATTTTCACGCAATAAAAGCGTAGAAGTGAGGCGCACGTATGTAGATGAAGACCAAAAGATTAAACTCAATGAAAACGATGCCATTCGTCAAACTGTTGATATGTCGGCTTATGTGAGCAATAAAGAGCAGGCAATTTTAGTTGGCAAATCATTGTGCCAACTACGCCATCATACACGTCGCGCCATTGAATTTAAAACTTTTCCTACGGAAGCCGCCATCTCTCCTGGTGCCTATATCTATGTAGAACTGGCTCAAAATGAATGGCAAGATATTTACACTGGAACCATCAGAGCAAATAGCGCCTTAGATGTTCCTATTGGCAGTAAAACTAGCAACGGTAAAATTCCTGACGGCACTTATAATATTTTGATTTACGATCCGAATACTGGTGTTAGTGGCACTTCTACTAAGTCTGGTATTGTCATTGCGAATGGCGCTGTCTCAGGCAATGCATTAAAGGCTTTCAATGGAAAGCTCTTTGTTCTCGGCAAGGAAATTAATAGCAAGCGCGTATTTCGTGTGACTGAAGTGGAAATGGACGAGGAAGGAGAAGTGACTATTCGCGGCGTCGAACATCCTTGCGATAGCAATGGGAAGTCTTTAGTTTCTAAAGGACTCACTGCTAAAAGCACGGGGGTGTTTACTATTGATGGCAAAGCAAGCTAATATAAAAGGAAAGTACAATAAGCTTTTAAGCTAAAAGAAGTCATGGGATTCTTTACTGGCAATACTGGCGCAATGTGGATGGCTAGTTATGTTGAAGATGGTGCGTTAAATCTTGCCGATATTTCAGTTAGTTTTACTAAAACGACTACTGCCAGGACTTATGCCGCAGGCACTTCTTGGGACGCCATTACTGTTACTGGCGGTGGCAGTAGGGCCAAGGCCACTTTAAAATCAAACGTAACCACTTCTACCACTGCATCGGTTGCGGGCACCTTAACCATTAGTGCTGGCGGGAATGGATATAGTGCTGGTGATACTATTAAATTTGCGAGCGCTGGCACAACCGCTGTGCTTACCGATTCGTTCTCAATTACCTCTACAACTACTGCTGGCATTGATAGCATTTCTGAACTTGTCACGCCTGCCAATAATATCGGCAAACTTAAAACTTGGTCTTTAGATATTACTAATGATGTGTTGGATACCAGCGTTTTAGGCAGTCCTGGTAAAACTTTTATTGCTGGCCCCACCACTGCCACTGGTAGTGCCACTTTAATGTACTACAAAGAAGACCTTGGCAATACTGCCAATATGAGCGATATGTCAGATTTAAGCAAGATTATTTTCAAGTCCACTGGCGCCACTCGTGTGTTGCTGCGTCTTGGCATTGATTCTTCAAACGCAAATCGCTTTGATCTTTACGCTTATATCACTGGTGCATCGCTGTCTTCCAATTATGGAGAGATTGTAACAGTGGATGTTTCGTTCCAGATGGATGGTCAGTTTATTGGCGTGCCTTCCTAAAAATAAAACGTAAATGACAGTCTTTGCTGGCCATTATGGTGCTATTGAGCTGCAAAGAATTGGCTCTAGTAATACATTGTCTTTAAGCCTTTCGGCTGAAAATCTTAATACTACGCGAAAAAGAATTGCTTTAACCAACCCCGACGGCAGTGAAGTTGAACATGGTTTAATCACTTCTGGAGATCGCATTAGGATTACAACTAGCGACGCCAGGGGGCTTCCTTTTCGCTTTTACACTGATAATACAAATACTACTTATATAGATGATCCTGGTGCAAGTGTGTTGCCCTTAGAATTTTTTGCCAATGTCGATGCAATGGGGCAAATTCGCATGTATCGCACATTTGCTGATGCATTGTCTAATCCTGGCGTGCGTTACCTTGCTATCCCTTTAAGCAAGACGGCTTCTGATCCTAGTTGGCCCGTAACCATTACTCAACTTGCAGGGGCTTATAACACTTTAGGAAGAGTGGAAGGATTTACGATTAACACTGAACGAGTTACTGTTGATACTACCACCCTTGGCGATAAATATCAAAATTACCAAGCAGCACAAGTGAATGGCAGCGGCAGTGTTGATTGTAAGTTTGATTTTTCTACATTGAACGACGAAGAGCTTCCAATAGCATTGTGCCAGCTCATCCAGAAAATTGAAATTGGCAGTCGTTTTAATGGCAAGTTTTATGTTTTAGAACCTGGCCTACCGCAACCTCCAGGATACGCAGCAAATAATGGTCTTTATTATGAAGTGGAAGGCATTATGACCAATGCTGGTGTGGATGTAGCGGCTGATCAAATTGTGGAATGTAGTTTTGATTTTGTCGTTAATGGTGAGTTTAAACTTCGTGCTGGTGTGCAGGCAATTGACCTTACTACTGAGGCCGATGTTAGCATTGGTAACGAAAGTACATTAGAAGAACTGGGCGTCTTAGAGGAGAACAATTAACCATGACTGTTCGCATTTCAGACTTAACGACGCTCACGAATGATGTAGCTCAGTCAGACTTGCTGCCAATTGTAGATATTGGCGCTCAAGAAACAAAGAAAATAACTGTTGGCAATTTATTGCAATATGGCATCAGTGGAATGCCATCTGGCACCATTGATATTGGAGTATTAAACCAATCATCTAGCACCAAGCTTTCTTCGGCTGCATTAGCAAGCATTATTTCTTCTGGCACATTTGGAAGTGCCAATACTGTCCCGCAATTCAGCATCAATGACAAGGGCCTTGTCACTTATGCATCTGGCATTGCCATTGCCATTACTGCTTCTGGCGTTTCTGGACTTGCTGCAGTTGCAACTAGCGGCACCTATGCGAGCTTAACTGGTCTGCCTACGCTTGGCACCATTGCAAGTCAAGATGCTGCAAGCGTTCAAATTAGTGGCGGCACTGTTCAAAATATTACTTTAATTACGGGAAATGCCACAATTAGTGGTGGCACAATTAGTGGAATTGTTGACCTAGCCATTGCCGATGGCGGCACGGGGGCCTCTACTACGGCTGATGCACGTAGCAATTTAGGACTTGCTATTGGCAGCGACGTTCAACCATATAGTTCAACGCTTTCTAGTATTGCCACTGCCACTACTAGCGCAAATCAACTGCTTTACACCACCGCATCGGGAGTGTTTGAGGCAAGTTCCATCACTTCTCTTGGTAGAAGTATTGTTTCTGGCAGTACAACTGCTGATGTTCGTAGCACTATTGGGCTGGGCACAATGGCAGTACAAAATGCTGCCAGCGTTGCAATTAGTGGTGGAACTATTGAAAATATTAATTTAACAACTGGCAATGCCACGATTAGCGGAGGCACAATTAGTGGCATCACTGACTTAGCTATTGCCGATGGTGGCACTGGTGCTTCCACAGCAGCCAATGCACGTACTAATTTAGGGCTTGCTATTGGCAGCAACGTTCAACCATATAGTTCAACGCTTTCTGGTCTGACCACTGTTACAACTGGCGCTGACGAAATGCTTTACACCACTTCTTCTGGGGTGTTTGCAGTTAGTCCTATTTCATCTATTGGACGCGCAATTATTTCTGGTTCCACTGCAAGCACTGTCAGAACCACCTTGGGACTGGGCAATATGTCCATCCAAGAGCCAGGAAGCGTCACGATTAGCGGCGGCACTATTGTTGGTATTACCGACATTGCAATAGCTGATGGTGGCACTGGAGCCTCTACTGCCTCTGATGCTCGCACTAATCTTGGTTTAGCTATTGGCACAAATGTGCAAGCCTATGATGCTGGCTTGGCTTCTATTGCTGGGCTTGCCACTTCTTCTGGTACGCTTCTTTATACCACTGACAGTGATGTTTATACAACGATTGGCGTAGATGATTTTATGAAAACGATGCTGGCCAGTGGAACTTCCGCTGGTGCAGTGCGTTCATATATTGGCCTGGGAGCCATTGCGTTAAATAATGCAATTACTAGCGCAGATATTTCCGCTGGGGGAATTAGTGGTGTTTCCATTGCAAGTGGAACAATCGGCAGCGGCTTAATTGCTGCTAATGCTATTTTTACTGATGCCCTTCAAAACGCGGCTGTAACTACTATCAAAATTGTAGATAGTGGTGTTACGGCTGATAAACTTGCGGATAATTCTTCTTCCATTGTTGATGTAGGAGCACCAATTACTGCTGGTAATTTTATTGGCCAGCAATATTTTGATACTGCTACTAGTTTTGAATATATTTGGGATGGTGATAGCTGGGAACGGCAGGCGGCAATTAATACTATTGACTTTGTTGATTCCACTCCATTAAATTTTGTCGTTAGCTACCCAGACGATTATTCGGCCACAATTACTAGCTCTTTAGACAATCAAGCCGTTAATACTATTTTTGCGGGACCAGTTTCTGGAGCCTCGACTACGCCTACATTCCGTAATTTAACAGCCGCAGATTTGCCCGTTGCAACTAGCAATGCGATTGGTGCTGTCAGTCCTGGCGCTGGTTTAAGCGTGGATGCTGGTGGCGCCATCAACCATAGCAATTCATTTGCTGCTGGTGAATATATTGGTCTTTTGACCATTGATGCTCAAGGACATATTACAAGTGCAGCCACTTCTCTTATTGCGGATCAAATTCCAGCGTTAGACGCCAGCAAGATTACTACTGGCACATTTAGCAGCGAACGTCTTGCCACAAATAGCGTTACGGCAGAGCAGTTGGCTGATAATGGCATTGCTCAAGTGAGCGAGAGTGCGCCAAATCCACAATTTGCTGGTCAATGGTGGGTGAATCCTAGTGATCGCTCTAGTTATATCTGGGTGGGACAAATTGGAGAAACTTTAGAGACTAGCAATGGTTATTGGCTTAATCTTGGCTATGGCAATTTACAGAATGAAAACTTGCGTTTTGCTGGCACTTATAACGCTTCTGGAAATACGATTGCCACAGTCACGCAGTACTCCACACAAGCTGGTTTAAACATTGGTGATGTTTTAACAGCCCCCAGTGAAAGTAATAATGGCCTTTATTACATTGTTACCACTTCGGGCTATGGCACTGGAGCTGCTCCTGTTGGAACGCTATCGGCTGGGGACTGGGTGGTTTCGCTGGGGCAAGGGGCAAATTGGGAGACGCTTGACTTTGCTTCCGCAGTGGCTGGCGTTAGCGATGGAGACGTGCTCGTTGACGGTCCCGCCTTAATTCCTGCAGCCCCTGGAATTACCACGCAGGAAAGTTTCAACACCAGTGTATGGGGGAGAGTGCAAGTGGCCTCCACTTCTGTCTATGGCATTGTGCGAGCCTCTACAGAAATTGCAGTGGCTAGTGGCACTGGCATTATGAGCATTGGCATTATTGATGATGGCTCTTATTAATGATGGAGCAAACTAATGCAAGGCTATGGTTACGAAGGGTTTGTCTATGCAGGAAAGGAAATTCCTCCTTATGGAGACAAGGGGCAGGTATTAGTTAAACATACCAGTGCAAATTATTATACCACTTGGCGTAGTATTGACCATATGATCAATGACAATGGCGGCATCATTGATGAAGGCGAATATTAATAGAGAACAGTAGAATCAGGAAAGATATTTACCGTCACCCGTTAGGGCTTAGACACCATGGCTTCTACGCTTAAGCATCTTCGTTCGTCTTCTGCTGATAAGCGCCCCACTGCATCGGGCCTAGCCGATGGTCAACTCGCTATTAATACTGCTTCAGGCACTCCTGGTTTATTTTTTAAAGATAGTAATAGTGAAATTGTTAAAGTGGGACCTGCCCACGTTGGAGCATCTGCTCCTAACGCTACGCCCGCTGGTAGTGCTGGCAATAGCACGGGCGAATTTTGGGTGGACAATGGTTTAGTGCCTAGTGGTTTAAAAGTTTGGAATGGTAATGCATTTTCCAATCTTACGCCTTCTGGCAGTGAAACTATTCCTGGCCTGTTGGAAGTGGCCACGCCCGCTGAAGTGCAAACTGGCACGGATCATCAACGTGCTGTAACGCCTTCTGGCTTGCAAAGTAAAATTAGCGATTCCACTGCCACCACTTCTTCCACCACCATTGCTTCTTCTACTGCGGTCAAAAGCGCCTATGACCTAGCCAATGCAGCATTGCCGAAAACTGGCGGCACTGTTACTGGAGAACTGCTGATTAGTCCTAGTGGCAGTTTGGTTTTTGAAGGGAGCAGCGATGATAGTTTTGAAACGACCATTGCCGTTACTAATCCTACGGCTGATCGCACCATTACTTTTCCCAATGTAACTGGCAATGTTGTTACCACTGGTGATAGTGGCACTGTTACTAGCACGATGATTCTTAACGACACCATCGTCAATGCGGATATTAATAGTGCTGCTGCGATTGCCCATAGCAAACTTGCAAATATTACCGCTGGTTCTGTTTTACTTGGTAATGCAAGCAATGTGCCAACTGCCACGGCGTTATCTGGTGATGTAACAATTAATAGTTCTGGCGTAACTGCTATTTCTGCTGGTGTCATCGTCAACGCTGACGTAAACGCATCTGCTGCTATTGCTGGCACCAAGATCTCTCCCAACTTTGGCAGTCAAAACGTCACCACCACTGGCACGGTTACGGGCGCCAGCCTGTCCCCGACCAGCAGCACGGTCCCATCAAACGGAATTTATCTGCCAGCAGCTAATACGGTTGGGATTGCAACGAACACTGTAAGTCGTGTGACGATTGATGGGAGCGGAACAGTCGCTGTCACCAATAATTTAAACATCGACAACGGCACTTTATTTGTTGATGCTGCCAATAACAGAGTTGGGATTAACACGACTACAACCGTTTATAACGGTACGAGTATCGGTGATTTAACGCTGGCGAGCAATGCACAATTTACAAATCCTACTCAGCTTTTTGTCAATACAAATGTTGGACAAAGTACAGCTCTAGGAGAGATACGTTTTCACAATAATTATTATAACGCCTCTGCACGAATTACTGCTAGTTCAAACATTACTTTAACCTCGCTTTCTACAATATCAGATAACTACCTTGGGCAACATGATAATTATACCGTCTACGCTGGCAATGGGACTACTTACTACATGTATATAAATGCAGCACGATTTGCTGCTATGGGTGCTGGATCAGTGGAGGCGATTGTTGTAGATAAAGCAACCGATAGAGTAGGCATCTACGATGTATCGCCTGACGCAAAACTAACAGTCAATGGCATTGCATCGTTTGGTGCTGGTGCTGCTGCTACGCCTTCTATTGCTGCACGCGGGGATCTTGATACCGGCATCTACTTCCCCGGTGCAAACCAAGTGGCCATCAGCACTGGTGGGACGTCAAGGTTGCAGATTAATTCAAGCGGCACGCTTGAATTAGCCGGAACTGCCGGAAATTCAATCTA